CGGCAGGAACCTCAAAAGTAAAGTGCTCCTCTGGAAGTATTTCTTCATCATAGATTCCACGAGTCTGTTCCCAGGTGGAATCATACTTCAGAGTAACTTTTGCCGAGTAAGTCATAATCTGGTGTTTTGATGCTTATACTATAAAGCACCTCAACCCGAAAGTCAAGGTGCCTTGTGTCAGTTTTAAAATTGGTCAGGGAAGTTGATGTCTCCTTTCCATATCATTATGCATTTCAGCATCTTGACGATGCTTTGTTCTTATGGCATCTCTTTGACGCCAATATGTTTGATTCATTCTTTGTTTGGATCTTTCAAATGCAAGTTGATTTTGCATTACTTTTTTGGCGCTCATAGATGGAGATCCAGATTGTTCTAAAAATTCCTGAAAGGTCTTCATCTTAAAACTTTCTAGTTATTTATTAAACGAACCAAGTAATGATAGAATACCGAGTTCCAGAAGTTACTGGCATTATTTCGTGAGGATATAAGAAATTAGAAGGAAATGTAATGGCAGATCCCTTTTTAAGTTTATAGACAACTTCTCTATCAAAAAAACCAAATTCACCACCTTCATAGTCATCATTCAAAATTAAAGAACAAGAAATTGCTCTAGGATTTTCGGTAAAAGAATCTGTATGTTGTGTATAAAATCCACCAGTTTTATATTTTAAAAGATCATAACCACTATCTTGACTAATAGTAATTGTATCAAATTTACTTTTTAAATCATTAATTATAAATGATGCAACTTGAAAAACTTTATCATCAAGTTCTTTACGTATGAAATGGTTTTTAGAAATTGTATTCTGCGATGAAATTGACATTATTTGACAATTTCTAACTTTTTTGTTTACTTCACCATCAGAACCTCCACCAACCATAGAATCTTCCCAACCACTGTCATTCTGATATTGTTTAATGATAGCGTCACACAGATCTTCTGGTATCACATTTTCATAAATTTGTATAAAAGATTCTAATTTAGATGATAATTTTATTTGAGCATTTGTATCAGTATTACTCTTTACTTTATCAAAATAAGCATAAGATCTTTCACCTCTGCTTCTCACATAATGTAAAAATACTTGCGAGTAGAAGGATCCTTCAAAGGCAGTTCTCCAGTGTGGAGCATCACATCCAAGATATAAAAGGGCATCTCCACATTTTAAAGTAACTGGAATTTCTTTTTTATCTGGAGATTGAACATAAATGATCCAGTCTTTATCACCATCTAAATGAACAGTTAAAGAAACCTCACAAGCATCTCTGTCTGTATGCTTTGTTAGTATGTCACCGTTCTTATAAACTCTGGCATAACAATATGTTGGCAATACTGTTTCTTCAATAACTTCAGAAATTTCTGAAGTTTTTTCACAAAGCAATTCTAAAAATGATTTATAATTATACTGAGCTGGAGTATTTGGAATTTGAATATCATCTTGGATATTATTATCTTCACAATATTTTTTAAATTCTTCAGAAAGTTTTTTAGATCTTTCAGCACTAATAAAATTTCTAACAACTAAAAAATTATTATCAACTAATTCCCGTTTCATAATCAATTATTTTCTCTTTTTCCAATTATATATCCTAACAATAACCCACACATAAAACTAATAAACAAATAAAGTTCGTGAGAAACGAATTGTATGAAATCCATTAATCACGTCTCATACCATCATCATCATTATGAAAAAAATCAATAATATCATCAACACTATCGAATCTAGTACGGTGTTGTGTAGGATCTGGATATCCTAAATCAAGAGCATTTAGGAAACCATCCATACTATCTTCTGTCATATTTGGATTTGCTGCTTTTCTACGGGCCTGACGTAACATAGTAGCAGCAGAACGATTTGCTTTTGCTAACTTCTCCGCCCATATCATATCTTCTAATTTTACCTCTTCATGATTTTCAATTCTACTGCAAATAAATTCAAGACGAAGACGATATTGGGTGGAGAGCATGTGTATTACTAGATATAGTGTTATTTAGATCTTATAATCCTGTTCATAATAACCACTTATTACCTTATCATAATTTGCAGTTGGGCAGTTTGAAAGGCGATGATGAAGATGATTTAACCCAGAGATTTCATACTCTTCAGCATAATTGTCTTGTAGAAGACCAATAAGAGTTTTTCGTTCGTTTGCGGTCTTGGGTTTGCGAAGAGCACAACGGTTCATACCCTCAAGATTGCGATAAGTCCTAGACATAGAGTTAATCCTCAATCACATTTCTATTTTATCACTCTTTATCTTTTTGTGCAAGTTCATCCATCAGTTCTTTTGCAAGTCTCATAGAATTCCGCCACATAAAGTAACGAACAATGGGATTTGCTGGATTGTAAATAATCCACCATTTAACTTTTTCATATTGTATTTGTGCAAGTTGGGTTAACATATAAAACCCCTTTGCTACTGATTGATCTGTAATGATCAAATAAGCGATACAAAAGAATATGATAAAGTAAATATAGGATTCGCTCATTTTCTCACTGTTTTTAAATACTCTAAAACATTATCACGAACTGCCATGAGTTCATTGTAACATTTTTGGTTATGGGCACATTGGCGAAGTTCTGCATCAGGTTTATGTACTGATTCTATAAAAAGATCAAGTCCTCGATTCCATTTTACGTCTGGAGATTCACCATCAGGGACTGGATTTTGGTCGTTCATTTGGTTTTATGATTAAAGGACAAGAAGGAACTACTTTACGAAGTTCAAATAAAATTTCTGTTTTTTGTTTACTAGAAAGTAAATTAACATTTACCAGGCGATTTGCTATCGTAAGCACTTGACTACAGGACAAAACAGTAGTCAAGAAAAGAGTGCCCATAGGACTCTTACGTTGTTTAATTATTTATTGAGAAAATCCCTTAGAACTTTTAGTTTTCTTATCCTTTACAATTATAAGATCCAAAAAATCTGGAATCTGCCGTTTTTCCCACCAATACCTATGAGCGTCCTCCCAGTTCTCAAAAATTAGGTTTTTACCATTTTTCAAAACAATTTCGTAGTCGTGTCTATCATAAAGACCATCAGATGTGCAATTAAATGTATCAGTCATAGAAATTGATCCAGAGTTGAAACCGATGCACCTTTTACGGACTTTTGAATGTATGATTTTGCGGACTTGTAATTATTGGCAATATGAACTTGATGCCCGTTGTGAATAATTACAAACTTTTTCCCACACGGTACCGCTGCCCATTCTCCGTTTTTAGTCACATACCCATTAGGATCCCCTGGACTAGGATTCAAGATACTTTCATTTTGAACGTTCATCAGAACTTACCATTGACGCTAATCACTTTTGCCTTTGGATTGCGAGCAAGGGCAGTTTCTTTTGCATCACGATAGTCCCTAGCATAAACTTCTTCTTTGAAGACCTTACCAGCAACGTAGAGTTCAACGACGAATTTCATTAGAAAAAATCTCCTGTGTGTTTGAGTATTGTAGCAGAAAGGTCAGCGGCGCACAACGCTGATGGCAGGTTGCCCCTGATTGAACACGGTGTCCACCACCGCCTGCACCGCCTTGGCGGTGCTCACACCCACGTTAGAGAACACTGGGATGCAGACCAACCCAAACGATTTGGTGTAGGTTCCAAGGGCACCAGGGGCGATCTCACCGCTTTGCAGGCGGCGGGCATCTTCCTTGTGCAGGCGGATCACCCGCCCGATGGTCTGGGAGATGCCGATGTAATCCATAGAGCGCATAAACAGCACTGCCTCCAGACCAGAAACGTTGATGCCCTCGCTCAGGATGCTGTGATGAAGAACAACAAACTTCTTGTTATCATCCTTACCCCAGGCAGAGAGAGTGTCAAAGAACACCTCACGATTCACCTTCTTACCATCAATCACGGCACCAGTCTTGGCGGTGATATACATCCAAGAGAAACCACGATCCTCCAGTTGCTGACAGAAATCAGTCTGAGAAATCAGATTCTGAATCTGTTTGGTTGCCTTAGAGCAGATCAGCACCTTACCAACTTCCTGCTCGTCAATGGTGGCAAGCATATTCTCAGCATCCACGTCGGCAACCAGTTGCCCCTTGGAGAGCATCTCAAACTGCTTAACCACAACCTTAGGAGGAACAATAAAACCACCCTGAACCAGTTCAGGAGCGGGAACGTTACAGATCACTTGACCATAGACGGCACTATCATTCATCCCAGGTTTGGAAACAGTAACAGAATGCTTAGGAGTAGCAGTGAAGAAATAGCAGCGGTCAGCAGCAGAAGCGAAGTGCTCCGTAGCAGGGAAAAAGTGACGCTGAACGCTGTTGTGTGCTTCATCGAAATAAATGGTGTCAACGTGAAGATCTGCCTGCTGCAGACGCTGCAGAGAGTTGTAGGTAGTGAAGATCAGTTGGTGCTTGTAGGCACGGCGGGACCAGTTGTGAATCTCAGATGGTTTGGTGGTGCTCTGGTGATGAGTCTCACCACTATGAACGTGCAGAACAGCAGCAGTGGTGATAAACTCAAGGAACTCAGAAGACAGTTGCTCAGCAAGCAGAATGCGGGGAGCAACCACCACGATGGTTTTAG